CTATCGAAGCAAATACATTCTATTTTGTACTTAGCCGTTATCTCAATAACTTTGTTTTTAATGTAATCGTAATCCGTTACGTTACCATCTGTCATAATCAAATGGCCATCTTGCTGCCATTGCAAATAAGGTACACCATCACTAAGAGATCGCTCTCTCACATTATCCTCTGGACAAAAATAATAACTTTTTATGTGTGGTTTAGATAATCCTTCCTGCACAGGAAAACAAAGTACAAGTGCGCAAATGTCACGCGTGGAGGCAAGGTCTAATCCGGCAAAGCATTTTTTATTATACAGCGTAGCATCATCAATAAATAACCGTGTTGAATCAATGTAGCTTTGAGAAATCCAAACGGAGGATGTAGACGTCCATACGTTTAAATTTTTTGTCATGAATTGTATCTGTTTAGCCGCTCCTTCGTTTAATGCCTTTTGGTACTGGTTATCCATGTAGTCTATGTATGGAGTTACACCAAGATTAGGATTGCTCTTTGTCCAATTCTTTTTATCCTGCCAATCATCGCCTTCATCTAAGCAGAAAAGAAGCGGAAAAACAGATTCGTCAATCTTTCTTTTCTCTAAAATATCAATCATTACTTTCCTATACATATAGCATGGACTTTCTCTATTAAATCCTGCCGTCGTAGTAATTAATAGTAATGGCTGAGTTCTTGATCCCATACCAGTTTCCATAACCTCCAAAACATCGCTTGTTTTATGAGCGTGGTATTCGTCAATTATAGCACAATGTGGATTTAAACCATCTAAGGTGTCAGCATCGGCACTTACTGATTCAAACTTTGTATTTGTGGTAGGTACATTACAATTATACTTTAATACATTAACTAGCTTTTTAAATGTCTTAGAATCATTCTTTAAATTCTTTAAAAATACTTTAGCCGTATCAAATGCTATCCTTGCCTGGTCTCTGGTAGTCGCAGCCGTGTATACTTCCGCTCCAGTTTCATTATCCAATAGAAAACAATATACCGCAATAGCAGCTGCTAATTCTGTCTTACCATTTTTCCTTGCAATCTCAAGGTAAGCCTTGCGAAATCGTCTGCCGCCAGTTTTCTTTTGCCATCCAAATAATACCTTTATGAAAAACTCTTGAAAAGGCTGGATATTAAACCTTTGCCCGGCAAACTCGCCCTTGGTATGGCGAAGTGCAGAAATAAAGGAGAAAGCCCTGGTTGCCTTCTCCTCTGAATAATAGTACTCCCAATCGTTAACTTGTAAATCTTTTAAATGTCTTTCAACTGCCAACCTTGCATAGTTGCCAATAAGTAATCGCCCCGAAACAACATCCTCTATAAATTTCATTTATTTACTCTCGCATCTATCATTAAAAATCGAAGCATAATAAGCAAGGCAATAAAACCCATGCTTTCCAAGAAATCTATATAGTCAAACCAAAAAAATTTAACAAATAGCCAATTCCAGAGATAGTAAAAAGGTATAGATAATGAGACATCAATAATGCCAAGCACTATTATAAATGTAATAAACTCATAAATACTTTGTTTCATTATTTAAATTTTAAAAATTCAACAAAAGGATCATCATTATCCATTATTTGCCCAGTACCTATTCTAGTCCTTGAAGCTGGAGTTAAACCAAACTCACTAGCTATTTTTATAGCTTTCATAACACTATCATTTGCTATTCTTTGATAGGCACTTTGATTTTGACTTTTTAACGAACCATCAGGATTTTTTATAGTTTGTACACGTGATTTATTTTTAATAATTTCTTGGCATTCAATGTATGTTTGAATTTCATTGCAATAAACAGCTAACATAGATAAATCTAAATTAGTTAGCATTTTAAGTTTGTGTAATTCCTTAGTAATTGCATACCATTCTTTTTTTGCAAGATCGCCAAGCCAATCTGGAGGATAGGGAATATTAGTAATTTTATCAGGCTTCATCTCATCCTTTAATACTCTACTTTTCTCCAAAGTGCCTTTTAGGACTTTTAATTCAGTTGGTAACTTAGGCCTCCCCATTGTTTATCATTTTATTAATTTCAAATTGCTGCATAGCTTTAACATCGCCATTTTTAGCCATTTCAAATAATTTTAAATCAATCTTATACTTTGCCATATTTCGACCAAATTCATATAAAGTTTTAAATTCACTTTTACCTTTAAATTGATCTTCTATAATTTTTACATCAACTTGTAATAAAGACGCAATAACATCTGGTTTATAACCAAATGCTCCTGAATTTATTATAATTTCTTTATTTTCTTCAGTAATAACCATAATTTAAAATTTCCACCATTCAGATTCAGTTTCTAAAGTTTCATTAAAAAATAATTTGTAGCTTTTTTGTACTTCACTAAATTTTACATCAAATCCAGGTTTTTGATTATCAAAATGTACATTTGTATAACACATCATAAAATCAAACAACTCTTTATCATCAATAACCTGAAAATTTTCAATTGTTTTATTTGCGTTTAAATTCATTGATGTGTTTACAACAATATTCCAATTATCATTTTGCATTAAAACAAATTTTGCATGAACACGAGCCATCCTAATATTTTCTGAACCAAACAAATTATCTAAAGCAATAGAATAATTTTTCTTTCTACTTGGAAAAGACATATCTGTAATAATCTTAATATTTCTAATCAATTTTGTATCCAGCATCCATTTAATGTTATGTGAATCTTTTATTCCTGCAGACCAAGTGCATATAACTATATCAGATTGTCCAATTTTTTGTAATAATGCATAAATCAAATCAATTAAACTAAAATTACCATCTGTAAATCCATATATATGACCTTCTTGTACCAATTTTTTAGTAATTTCATTTAAATTACCAATTTTAAACACTCCAATGTCAGAAGCCTTAAAATGATACTTTGCCGCTTTTACAGATTCAGGTTTTAATGCCATTTCATTTTTATTTTTTTTGCGCTCATGTGAAGATAATTGCACGACACGATGATCCAGCAATCACGGTAATTCCTTCCCTCCCCCGGTCCTTCTCGCCTCTCCGACCGTCTCCGCTGCTCCTCGTGATGCTTCGCCTTGCTGCTCCATACTCCGCTTCCTCTGCACCATCTGTGCTAGCCATGCAATGACATCAGCTTTGTCCTTCGGTAGTATCTTGGCATCGGCATCCATGTAAATGGGAACAGGTGCAACACTTGTCTTCTCTAAGATAGACTTGGTATCATGACAAGATTTACAGAGTGCTAAGAGGTTGCCTAAGTTATACATACTACCACCACGCGTGATAGGTATCATGTGGTCAACACATCCCTTTCTATCACCTGGTGTTATGTCAACCATCTCACCAAGCACTAAGCACACCTCACATAGTGGGTTGGCACGCCTATAGTTGACGCTCACCTTCTGCCATGCACTATTATAATTGCCTTGCTCACCAGATGGTTTACGTTGCATCTTAGCCTTGTTAATGTTGGATGGTATGTACTTAGGTATATATGGCATCTATAGTCCTTTTAGTATCTTGTATCTCTGTTGATTAAGTAGGTCTATATGTAACACCTTATTAAGATGTTTCCTTCCTTCCTTAACGAGAGATACTTTATCAATGTTGCCTTTAATAATCTCATCTATAATGTCATAGAATTCATTAGGTGTATTGTATGGTATTACACCAGGTATATTAAACTCCTTAAAGTATCTATCTGCTAATACTGGCATACCGTTAGCTAAACATTCAATTGCAAATATATTAGACTTACTCTCATTAAACTCATTACGAACCAATGGATAGTAACCATAGTCACCTTCTATTCTTTGCATAAAAGTAAAGTAAATAAACATTGAATTCCACTCTACAAAATTAGCCTTTTTGTTAAAGTCATACATCATGAACTTTGGCATACCAAAGAATGTAAACTCTGTGTCTCTTTCCATCGCCTCATTTAACTGCAGCTTTACTGTGTGAAGATCAGCAAAATGAGTACTGCCTCCTCTCCAAACAAATCTTGGAGGATTGTGTTGCGGCTCTACCTTTGTCATGGGTAAGTCAGTAGGTGTCCATCCGTTAGGTATAACAAACATAGGTTTATTATGGCTTAATGGCTTATAAAGTTCATATAACTTTTCAGTTGATACTATGATGACATCAGCAAATAAAAAAGTATCTTCTATTTGTTTCCTTACTTGAGGATTACTGAAATAGGCAGATGCTGGATTGTCTTCCGGTACATTTAATAAGTGATCGTCAAAATCAATAATTACTGCCTTTCCCATACGCTTGGCATCTGCCATTATGCCAAGTGAGGCAGTTGAGTTAGGACGCTGGATAATAACTATATCTGTGTTATATATGTCATGCCATACTGCTTTTTCTTGGCTGCATATAATTAACTCAAATTTCTTTTGCAATGCAAGCCGCGAGAAAGGACCTATAGTGCGATAATAATCAGTTGCCTGACTTTTGGAAGATGTAAATATTGTTGCTTTCATTTATTCTTTTTTTGCCAATCTGCACACAGATAATTAATAATCTCTACCAATGGCATTTTCTTTCCAGTCTTTGCCGATACATATATTTGAGTGCTAATAAGCAGCTTATGTGTATCATCATCTAAAAGTACGCTTTTTCTTTTTTTCGTCAGTACATCCATTTTTTTATATATTTTATGCAAAGTTATATAATTTTATATATATTTGCAAATAAAAAATAATTATGATAAAATTAATCGTTTCAGGACGCGTTGGACAAGACGCAGAATTAAAGACAGTAGGAGATACAACTGTATGCTCCTTTTCCATTGCCCACACCGAAAAAGTTTACGGACAAACACCAACAGAAAAGACTATTTGGATAGGTTGTAGTGTTTGGGGAGAAAGAGCCGTTAAACTTGCGCCATTTATTTTA